GGTCGTGCCAACCACCTGATACTTGCCAACTGGCGTGGCAACACGGCCAACATGCCCTTTGACATACTGCGCATACTGGCCGCTGGGGTCAGTGAAGGCCAGAACATCCTTGATCGGCATCGAGGAGATCGACGTTCCAGCGAAAGGGCCGTTCTTCTGCGAGTGGCCGAAGAGGGTGTCATAACTTCCAGCGCCTTCGGTGCGATCGACGGCAGACTGGAACGATGCAGGAAGAGGCCCGCGAGAAACAGGAGTGACAGGCGCCGTCATTGCCCGAGGGGCCGCCTGCTGCTGCTGATTTCCGCCCATCAGCCGAGACAGAAACCCGCCCTGCTGCTGTGCCGGGGCTGGTGCGCCGCCGATGCGATCGGCAAGCGTGTTGAACGACTTGTTCTCGCTCGCCTGATCAATGGCGCCGCCAAGAGATTTGGCGATGTTGCCGATCCATGACGTATCAGGCTTCGGCAGATCGCCGATCGGGACAAGCAGGCTTGCAAGCTGCGCCATCTTAGAAAAGCCCTCCCGTCAGTGCCTTCGTGCCAAGGCTCAAGCCGCCGCTCAACAGGCTGCTGAAGAAGCTGCCCTTGTTCTGCGCCTGCTGTTCCTTGACCTTCGCCATGTCGTTGTTGTTGCCAATCAGGCCTTGCGTCACGCCGCTTTCGAGCCCGAGGCGGTCGTCTGCCGTTCCCTGGTAGAGATCCGCCAGACCGCCGTAACCGGCCGCCTGGCCGCCTGCTGCCTGCAAGCCCTGTGACGACACGCCATTGAGGCGATCGAGCCAACCGCCGTATTCCTGATTGGCGACGCCCTGCCCGTAGTTTGTGAGCGCTGTCAGGGTGTTGCCGCTATTCAGCATGCCGGCTGCACTTGCGCCTCTCAGGGCCGATTGTTCTCCCTGCTGGAGGGCGAAATCGTACCCCGGTCCTGTCTGGAATGCCCCGGTCGCCGCAGCGTTGCCCTCAGTGCCATTGAGCCCGAGCGCATTCGAGTACATCGTGTTGGCGTTCGTGCCGCTGTCGACCCAAGGCTGATAGGCGTCGATCGCCGAATTAAGCGCGCCTGCCGACTTCGTTTCGCCGGTATTGATGATGTTGTTGCCGGTCGTCTGGAAACCAGTGATCAGGCCCTTGTTCTGCTTCAGCGCCTTGCTCGTCGCCTTGCCGATATCGCTGCCTGTGAGGGCGCCCAAAAAGCTCATTTACAATCCTCCGGCCGTCAGCCGCTGTTCGGCTTCGCGTAGATGCTGGTCAAGGCGCTGGAAATAGAGATACCATTCGCGGTTCATGCGCCCGTTCGCCTCGATCACCGGCTGTAGAGGCGGCGGAAGAGGCGGGAGTGGGTTCAAGCTGCTTGCCATTAGTGAGCCCTCGGCTGAGCGTCCATCGTGCCGCCAAGCCAGGACACATAGACAGGGTCGGAGACATCGATCTTCCACACCCTGCCGTAGCGGCCTGTCGTTCCAGTCCGGTTGACGGTGACAGGCGTGTTGTGTTCCGCCATGCGCCCGAGAGAGCGCTTTAGCGGCGTGCTGAACGTGTTGCCGCCGTCATCCGACCATGAAATCAGGCAAACGGGGTCCGTCTCGATCGGCTGCTGGCCGGCGGCTTGCCCCTGCCCGACGATGCAATCAAAATCGGCCCTGCTGACAGCCGTCCGGTTCGGGAAATCGGAGGTCGGCAAGGAAATGACTGTCTGGATGAGCGGATCGCCGCCCTCCGTCATCTCATTGGGATCAACGAACCAGATCGAGCCCGTGAGCCGGTCTCCGACGACCCATTTGCCGAAAGCCTCGGTCGAGCAGACAGCCCGCCAGTGGTTGATCAGGTAGCTCGCGCGCTCATGCCATAGGCCGGTTGCCAGTTCATAAGCCCAAGAGAAGTCAGGGCCGCTTACGACTGCCCACATGTGGCCGGAAACCGTGAACACCGTGACATCGAGCAGCGTCTTGTCTTCGACGGCTTCAATCAGGCGGTCGAGGTCAGGAGACGAGATCTTCGTGGGCTGATATCCGCCGTCGAGCCGGTGAACCCCATTGTCATTGCCGACGAAGATCAGGGCGGAGAAACCGTATTCATTGCCGGCGATGGCAAATGTTGAAGCCAGGCCGACCGGGATGACCGCGGCGCGGGAGAAAGGGGAACCGGTTGCGTTGCCGGCATTCTGCCATGCTTCTATCGCCTTCGGGCCGCAGAGGTAAAGCAGTTCCCCAAAAGCAATGGCGCGATAGATGCCGTCGGGGTGGCTCTCGGCCTTGCCGAAATCAAGGGCTGAAACGGTGGTGTCGTTGATGCCGGAGACGAAGAACCGGCCGTCTCGAATGGCCCAGATGAAATATCCATCGAGGAAGTCGACTGTCAGAGCGGCCGGCAGATCGCCGTCACCAAGGCTTGTCGGTGGCGTTGCCTGATGCACGACATAGGTGTCATTCTCGGTAACGCAGATCAGATCGTTGATCGGGGCCTTGTTGTTGCGCGCGAAAGTGACGCGGCCCGTTCCAGGCAGCGCCCCGAGATCGGTCACCACGTAGAGAGCGCCGACCAGATTGATGCGAGAGAGGCGGTCTGTCTGGGCCACATAGAGGTCCCCGTTGTAGAAGTGCATGCCACGGCAGCCGATATGAGCTGTGGTTGCCACAAGGCTGAGCCCTGGAACCCGGCGATGCGAAAACTGCTTGCGGGAGCCCGAAGCCAACGGCTCTGAATAGCAATTGATCAGCCGGCCGGCGCCCTCACCGGGGCGGATGCCTGGGGCAGTTGAGTTTGGGAATATGATGTCCGCCATGGGTCAGAAATAGTCCACGGCAAGCGTCGAGCCGGTCACATAGGTCGACGGCAGGAAGGATCTCAGCATGGCCTCTGCCATGAGGCGGGACTCCTCGTTGCGCGGCTGCCCGAAAGACGGCGCGGCGGTATTGGCGAGAATGATGGAAAGCGGGTCGACAAGCTCATCATCCAGTTCATCCGCGTTCGGGATGTAGACGATCGAGCGAAGGCTCAATTCCTTCAGCTTGCCGTCAATAATGCCGTCGATTGCGTCGAAGTCCTCGGCTTCCGGGCTCTGGCCGGCTGCGAGCACGTTCAGGAGAGAAAGGGTCGCGGCAATAAGGTCGGATCTGGTTTTCATTGCCGCGACTCCCGTTATTCGACGTATGCTGCTTTGTCGTCATCGGAGAGAGCGTTGAACGCATCAGCGTCGGCCTTGTTGAGGCCTTCCTTGATTGTCTCCGAACCCTTCTTGATGACAAACCGGCCGCCGGCGACGTGAACCGCCTTCAGGCCGTCATCCGCTGACTTCGCAACCTTCTCCTTCTCGGCACCATGCACCTTGAAGAAGCGATTGCTTCGGAATTTGGCAAGGGCGGGCTCGCCGTCCTTTACCTCTGTCGGCTTGCCGTCTGCGAAGACGTAGCCAAACTGCGTGGTTTCATCCGGGGAGCCAGGCTCGGGATGATAGGAGACCTTCGTCATGTCGTCCTCCTTAGTTCTTCGTGCAGTAGGCGATGACGATCTGGCCGACGCCGGTCGTTGCCGCCGTGCCGGTGAGAACGACGGTTGCCGTCATCTGGACTTCAGCCGCATTGAAGAAGCTGACAGCCTCGTCGAGCGGGATGAAGCCGACCGTGCCGAGTGCCAGGTCGGTGCCATAGAGGTCATCGTCCGCACTCGTCCCGACATCGAGCACATTGCCAGTGCCGGCGTTGAAGACGGTGGAGACGTTGACGCCGGAGATCGGCTTGATGATCACGGCGTTGGTCGGCAGCGTGCCGAGCTTCAGCACCTTGCCATTGTCGAGATAGGTGAAGTCTTTGCGCAGATACTGAATGTCCTGATACAGGTCATTCCGCGCCGGGATGTTGGTGTTCAGCGGCATTGTCATGCCCTTTCATGATTGAGAAAAGAGAAAGGGGCAGCCGAAGCCGCCCCATGCCGGTTATGCGTCAGCCGCAGCAGCGACGAACACGGTGTAGACGCCCCATTGCTTGAGGTCTGTGCCGTCCTGCGGATGCTTCTTGAACATCTTGGCAGTGCCATAGGCCATTTCCGTGCCGACGCCATTGATGAAGCCGTAGTCATCTTCCTTGCGGAAGGTGGGCTTGGCCATCTGACCCCAACCAAGGACAGCTGCCTGCTGGCCGCAGAGGAAGACGGGCTCGACACGGGCAGACGCAGCGCCAGCCGTGAGGAGGGTCGTCCAGACGTTGGTGACGTACAGCGAGATTTCCGGAACCTGCCGGATGATCACGCCGTCATAGATCAGGTCGCCGTCCTGGAAGAGCGGGTTGCTGTCCATGCCGTTGCCTTCACGGGCGCGGGCGTCTCGGTTGGCGGCGATGATCGTTGCGTCGTTCTTCAGATCGCGGAACGCATTGGTGCCGGCGAACATGACGAAGTATTCATAACCGTTCTTCGTCTTGAAGGGCTTGATTGCCGGGTTGGCAAGCATGGCCTGGCGCTTGGCGAGCGACACAACGACTGCGGAGAGCTTGTCAGCCGCCGTGTCGACGTTGGCGAGCGCCGTTGCATGCGTGGCGTTGTAGTTCGATACTGCCGAACCATAGAGAACGCGATCGGAGTTGGACGCGTTCCATGTGTTCTTCTGCGCGGCCGATGCATCCTCGTAGAGAATGCCGTTGACCGTGGCGCCCTGATCGCTGCCGAGGCTGCTCGGTGCGGCTTCGGACGGGAGAGCCATGAACGCCGAGATGATATCGTCGCGCTGGCGTTCCTTGCCCCAGTCAGAGAGCAGCGGCTTGGCTTCTGCGAAGATATCCGCCGAATCCTTGTGCTGCTCGCTCTTCTTGGTGACGACGGCATGGCGCGCCCAGTCGATCCAGAGGCGCATGCCGTAGTTGTCGATCTTCTCTTCGTTGCCGACGAGAGTACCGGTGCCGGTGCCGCGCCCGCGGAGCTTGGTGACGAGCGGGATGTTCATCTGCTCGCCGCCGGATTTCAGCTCCTGACGAATGCGGATGATGGCGTTGAGGTCCTGCCCCATGTAGGGGGAGAACAGGTTCTCGCGAACGTATTCGCGGTTGATTTCCTTGGTGTAGAGAACAAGCTTGTTGTTGGTGTCGACGGTAGTGAGAGCCATGGATGGCTACCTTTCGGGGACGGGCGACCGCCGATGAAGGCGTTATCGCGTTGCGTGGCTGAATAGCGCGCTGTCACTCGCGTCGTTGTCCTGAGGCTGGTTGCCTCCGGCTGGCAGACGGGAGAGTGATGGCGGCAGGCTGGTGATGGGCTGTGAACGATTGGAGTTGGACGCTGCCCCTGTGCGGGCTCGCTCCACGGCCTGGGCCAGGAAGGCGGGATCACTCAGGCGCTTTTCGATTTCAGCATTCAGCCATGCGTCAGGGTCGTTTCCGACGCGGGCGAGAGAGGCCTGTTGCTTGTGCCACTGCACCATCTCATCGAACGGATGGATGGATTTCGCCAGCTTCTCGTCCAAGATCCGGCCTTCCGGCGTGTCCTTGGCTGCGAGTGCCGCCTGGAGAGCGGCTTCGACGATATCAGCACCGTGCTTGTCGGAGGCGAGCATCTTGGAGAAGCCCGCTTTCTGGTCAAACATCTGCTGCTGGATCGGCGTAAGCTGACTTTGCAGGAAGGCGTCCGGGTCATCCCAGAGGGTGGCCGGTGGCTTTTCCTGCTGTGGTTGAGGCGCCGGCTGACGTGCCTGCACCATTCCGCGAAGCTCGGCGATCTCACGGCGCAAGGCCGCTGCATCCGCTTCTGCTTCACGGCGCTTTTCCGCTTCCGCTTTCAGTCGGGCCTGGGGAATGCCACCGGTTGCCGGGTGTTCTTCCGTCAGTTCCTGCGCTGCTGCTGGCTGTTCGACTGCGGCTGGTGCATTGTCCGTGACCGGTGGGAGATCCCCCGGCTTTGGTGCAAAGCGCCCGCTTTCGTCGCGCGGCTGGCCGTTCTGTGGTTCCTGCTGAATCGTGGTTTCTACCGGCGCAGCAACGCTGTCACCGGACATGATTTCGTCCAGTTCGTTCACTTGGATAGCTCCTGATCGTGGGAGGTTTCACGGATCGCCCTTAAGCCTGGCGGCGGCTTTCGCCCGTCGTAGTCGGCGGCACTCTGCTGGTTACGGACCAGCGGCCGAAATCGCCCTTGAAGATGGCGGCTCTATGCGGTCTCGCGTTTGGCAGTTTGCTTTGCGAGGGAAATATCAGCACCCTTGAAGGCGACGCGCTCCTGACGGCTGCGCTCTGCCTCTTCCTGCTGGTGTGCGACTTCGACGGGCTTCAGCTGCGTTTCGACGCGAACCTTTTCCGTCTCGGCAACTGTCTTCTGCGTTCCGGCGTTCACGGCTCGGATATCGGCCAGCGCGCGGGCAAGGTCGATCTCTGTCGGCCCCGGTGTTGCTCCGTCTGGCATCATGGCTTTGCGGGCGTCTGCTATTGCCTTCTGAGCCTGAGCCTGCTTGAGCTGCGCCGAGGCATTCGTTTCGGCAATCTCGGCCTGTGCACCGGCAACCGCCACCGGGTCGGGCGGCTGCTGAGAAGCCTTCTCGAGAATATCCAGCGCCTTCTTCTTGACGCTGCCCTGAAGGGGCGAAAGCTCGATGAGCAGTTGCGGCGGGACTTGCTGACCCTTCTGCGCCATGATCGACAAGGTGTCGTAGGCGTCCTGCTGCATGTTGATCGTGTCCGGGCCTTCATCGATGATGATGTCCACATCGAGCGAGCCGAGCGCGTTGACGATCGCCGGCATGCCTGTCTGCGGGTCCGTGCCCATCTGGTTGACGGCGAAGAACTGCGCCACGTCCTGATCGTCGGTGACGCGAATCCAGCGCTCGGATGTCCAGTGCTCCTGAACCGCGCTCCAGATTGCCCGATAAACGCGGATCTTCCAGTTCTTGAAGGCGATGAGATAAGGACCAAGCTCGGCAATGCCTGCCTGCTGCTGCAGCTGGATCGCGCGGCCTGACATCTGGTCGACGCCCTGCCCTACCAAGGCCGGGTTGAAGCCGTAGTTCTCGATCTCATTCTTGGCGTCTTCGAGGAAAGCAAGCTGGCCTTGCAGCTCCTGGCCCTTGGCGCCGTCGTCGAATTGCGGCGGGTCGGCCCCCATAGGGTAGCTGATCACACCATCTGGTCGGGCGGCCTCGCGGCGAATGTTCTCAATGTCCTTCCCGTCACCCACTTGCGTGATGATGCGCCGGCTGTTGAGGACATGCAGGCCCTTCGACCGGCGCTGGTTGATCTCGTCCTGGCTGGACTTCATGTTGCGCACGAAGCCGTAGCGGTCGCCGTCCTGGTCGATGTTGGCCGAGTACATGATGTACTTGCAGAAGGTCTTGCCCTTCTCATCCTTGAGATACGACGGGCCCTCGGCAAGGATCGTGGCGCCCGTATAGATGCACCAATGCCATTCGGTGCCGATCATATACCAGTGATCGACAAGGCGAATGCGGTTGCCGTTCTCCGAGCTTGCAAACCACTTATTGTCGCTGTCCGGGTTGCTGGTCAGCTCGGAACCGGACTGAACCGAATCCTTGATCGCGTCTTCCTTGTCCGGGAACATGGCGATCAGCGCATCCATGTCGGCCCATTTGCCAACGCCCAGATAACGGGCGTCGGAGAAGTCGGCCTTCAGCGAGCGCGGGTCATAGAAGAACGATGACGGATCGACATCCTCGAAGCCAACCTCAACGTCTCCCCTGTCGCCTTGCTCTAGCACAATCTCGACGCCGCCCAATCCGTCAACCGACCCATTCAGGCCGGAGACGAGGGACTTTGACGGCCAATCCTGTTCATCGCAGACGTAGCGAAGCACTGCGGTCGCAATCTCTGCGCCCTCTTCATGCTTCGGTGTGCGGGGAAAGCCACGCGGGTCCTGCTTCTGACGCTCCAGCAGCCCGACCACGGCGTTGATCTTGCGGCCGATGCGGTTGTAGGTGACCACAGGCTGCTTGCGCTTGTTGAGCACCTTGATCTGCTCTTTGGTGTACTGAGAGCCATGGTAATAGCGGCGTGCGTCCTGCTGCTCGCGGATTTCCTCGCTCTTGTTGTCGAGATAGTTCAGGTATTTCTTCTTCAGGCCGGCGTGATCGGCATTGCTGCCAACCGATGCCGCCTGGGGGGCGCTGCCCTGAACATATCCGCTGGAATTTGCTTGCATCAGTAGCTCACCCAATCCCCTACGGATTCATTGTCAGTCCGCGACACATAATCGCTGGGCTTCTTCTTGCTCGGTTCTTCCGGCTTTGAAGGCGACCACATCTTGTCGAGCAGCTGGCCAGCGAGGCCGAGAGCGTCCACCTGATCGTCATGGACGCCGGCGGGGAACGCCAGCAGCTCACGGATGAGATCAGCCAGGAACGGAGCGTCCGCCGCGACATAGAGCCCATTCAGCGCCATGCGACCGCGGATCGACTGTGCTCTGACCGCCTTGTCGCCGCGTGTCGGGAAAGCCTCGCGATAGACGAAGGCCTTGCGCTCGCGCTGTCTGCGTTCGAGATGCGGGCCAACACCCGATTTGATCTGCCCGTTTTCCTCGGCCCAGCCGATCGGCTTCCATTTCAGCACCAGATCGCAGAAGGTCTCGATCCACACGTCTGAAGCTGTCTGCCCTCTCCACATGTCGAGGAGATAGATCCGGCCATCTGCATCGATGCCTATGACGACGTGAACCGTGAAGTCTCCACCGTCGCTGGTGACTGCATAGTCGGATGCGCCGTAGACGTTCAGGCTTTCCCGCGGTGGAAGGGTTTCAACTGTGCGAATCCACTCTCGCCTGAAGTAATCACCCTCTTCCGGCGCCGGCCGCTGCTGATAGAGCGCTGACCATGTTCGCGGGTTGCGTTCGAACTGCGCCCAATGCTGGCGGTCGAACCATTCGGGCCAGAGATATTCGCCAGGTTGGCGCCCAAGCGGGTCATCGAGCCGTTCAGCTTTCGCCGGCAGGCATATGACTTCCCACGTTTGGCCATCCCTGCACGGGATCATGCCGCTCTCGCCAGCGTAGTTCACCGGCAGGATCGAACCGGCCAGGTCACCTTCATGCCAGCGAGTTTGAATGAGCAGGATCGAGCCGCCAGGGAGCAGGCGGGTCTTCAGATCATCCTCATAGGCATCGAGCGTGCTCTTGCGAACCGCTTCCGAGTCCGCGTCCTGCCTGCCCTTGATCGGGTCATCGATGACGACCAGATTGGCGCGGTTGCCAGTGATCCCCGACAGGATGCCGCCTGACATATATTCGCTGCCGTTGTCGATCGACCATTCATCGGCGGCGCTGACTTCCTTAGAGAGTGTCGTGCCGAAGAGATTGCGAAAGCCCGCTTGCCTGACGACCGATCGAGTTCTGCGCCCCATCTTGCGAGCGAGATCCGAACCGTAGCTTGCCGCGATGACGCGATAGCCGGGTATCTTGCCCATGACGTAGCTCGGGACGACGACAGAGCCATATGTGGACTTGGCCGAGCCTGGAGGCATGAAGAGCATCAGCCTGCCGTAGCGAGTGGCGATGCAACGATCAGCAGCCTGCAGTATCAGCCTGTGGTGATCCGCCAGTGTGGTTTCGACCGGCAGGAAGTCTTCCGTGTCTTCCTCTTCGGTTGCTGGTGCGCCGGGGACTTCGAT